TATTCGGAATGATTCCCTACAATAACGCTTGAACCTAACAGCCTGATGCATGTGCTTGAATAGCTTCACTGGTTCGCCATTGAATAGTACTATGTAGTTCATTGTTGTAGCTCCTTCAGATATTTACTGTATGCTTCCTCTGCTTCCTGACTGAACAGTGTGTAGTATATCTCCTGTACACACAGGCTGTCAAGTTCTTTCAGTCGGTGAATCTCATTAGATACTTCCTCGATTGCCCACTTGATCGCCTCATCATAGTCGTCATCGTACCCTGTTTCTTTGTCAGTCATTATCTTCCTCCGGAAGTTTAGAGACAGCGAGTATATCATGCACTTCCTCATTGATATATTCAACTACCTTGTCATACTTCTCATCATACTCACCTTCAAGTACTTTGTCTTTCGCATCATCAATGCTATCCGCATCAACATAAATGTGCCAGACTGCTGTTGCTACTGTTGTTACCTTGTACTTCATAACTCATACTCCTTGTACTCTTGAAGTTTCTGTGTGGTGTACTTGAGTGATGTCATTACCTGATCGAGTGTCTCAGACTCTACATCACCAGTGTCATGCAACCTTACCATAGCTTCATTCAGCAGGTCAAGGATTTCATCTGTCTGTTTACCAATCAAACGATTGACTCTGATTTTGTTTTCATTACTGATTGTCATCATACCATCTATCCTCTAGTTGCGATTCATTCTCATCTCTAACATACTCCAACCATTCTTTCAAGTCATAGTATGGTGAACATTCTAGCACACAATTGCCTTCAGTCTCAATCTCAATCCATCCAAGCACTGTCATAGTCTAACCTCCTTTGCCTTGTCAATGTACTCTGTTACCTTTTCAACAGAGTTCTTGATTGTCTCAAACTCATACATAATTTCATATAGTTCTTTAGTATAAGTTTCAATGTCATCAAGTTCTGCTCGCTGATCCTTCAAGTCTACAATCCAATCGTCAATCCATCCAAGCACAGACTCAAAGTCTTTTAAATTGTTTTCAAAGTGTGTCATTGTCTTCCTCTACTCTCTTCTGTTTCACGTAGTCCCATAGTGCTACCATTGCACCGCCTAATCCTAACACGCCAACAAAGGCCGTGAACATAATCATATAGTATAATGCGATATCTAAATTGTCCATTACGCCACCATCTTTATCTTGATAAATTTCATCATACTTTTACCATGTGCAGGATACGCTACTACTTTTGTAGTTTTATCCCAACATGCCCTACAATCTCCGCACTTACCATCTCTGTTATAGGCTTCACACACCGTCATATCCTCTGTAACAGCTTCAATGCTTGGTACAATGGTACTAGTGCACTTTCCTACAATCGTCTCACCTAGGACGCTATCGGAGCTTAGACGCACTACTACATTAGGCAATGCTTCCATCTCTGCTATAATCTGCTTGAACTTGTCAAACTTGTGCATGCGAGTCGGTAACCAATGCTTGCACCAAGGTGTACGCTCCATTACTTCAAGTATCTTTTTAGCTAGTTTGGTACTGTACATATCGCCACTATCAAACCAACGAAAGTATCTACTGTTATCTAGTTCACGCACCATATCGTCAACCCAACCTGATCGAGTCCAATCAGTTTTGTTAGACTGTCTTGGTGCTTTTACATTCTTAAACCGATAGTTGCCTGTTGTTGCATAGCAACCTTTACAAGCATCTACTAGTTCACCATCATTGCCAATACTGCCCGGACAAGTCACAAGAGCTTCCAGTGACCAAGAGAAGCATGGCATTTTACTAGGCTTACTTAGTTTAATCATTGTTGTTTCCTCTTGTTTGTTTCGGACAATGTATCCGATAATGCACACTAAGTCAAGACCTAATGTGCATTGGCAGTACATTAGTTGGCAAAGTAATAATCACCAACACCGATACTAAACTTGCCTAAGTGTAGTTGTTTAGTGCGCTTAGCAAATTGGAATTTGTAGCCCCGTGATTTGTATTTACGCAATGCTACAAAACCTTTTAAGCCTAACACCTTAAAGAACTTACGCCCATGCATGTTTTCTGTAATGTTCATTACTGTTTCCTCTTGTCTACAAGGCATTATTGCCTTGACTGATAGCACTGTTACCAATGCTATCTATCAAGTCAATCGGTCAATGTCCAAGTATCAACTACCTGTACATCGTCATAACCTGCTTCACGCCATACATTCGCAATTTTGTTAGCATGTCGCTCTGAAGTATAATAGTCAATCACTTCAGTACCGCCAACAAATACGGTATAGTCTTGTGAGGATTCCCAACGTGCATCAAATTCTACACTATCTTGAATATCCATTGTTACGCTCCTTTTGTGTTATCTTGATTGCAGATACTATGCACTACATAATACCTGCTGTCAAGACAACAGAGAGAAAACGCTAGCCCGGCTCACTGTATGGCTCACACTAGCCCATCATTGTTACACGTTTGACCGTGATCCTCCGATGCCCCGACAATATCCCGTGCCGTTCGGTTTGTGCGGATTATCTGCAAGCACTGTAAGCAGGCATAAAGTTTATAGACTTTAATCGTTTGGTCTTTACTCCATCGGACAAGCGTTGCCAGACTCCGATGCTTTGTACTCTATACGCTTTACTCTATTTTGTCAACACTTTTGTGATTGTTTTTGACTATGTGCCCTATTCAATCACCAAACAATGCACACTAGGGTTTTTACATCTTTATCCTTGATTGTCGTGCTATGTTTGTCAGTGTGTTTACACTCTATCAACTCTTTTTCACCTTGTCAACTCTTTTGTGTTGTCTTGGTGTCCTTGTGTCGATGGGTGTATTGAACCATGATGCAATGCACAATGTATATTAGACATAAGTCTACTGTATAGATGTACAGTGTTGTATACTAATACATATGAGTCTGATCTTGACTATCATAGTCTATGCAGTGTGTCTATTATACTTTAGTCTAATGAGCTATCGGGCTATAGGGTACTACATAGACTCACACACTTCAATGCTACAAAGGTATCATAGACTTTAGTATATTAGACTAATGTAGGGCTTGACAGTCTGCAGAGTCTGTGGTACAATGAAGTCTGGGGCGGCTATAAAGGGACACCCGGGAGGCTAGATAGTCTGAGTAGTTTATTCAGGGTGCTTCATAGACTTGCTAGAGCTAAAATACCAAAAAAGACTAAAAAGACTTGTGGATAAGTAGTCTATATAGCCTGTATAACCTGTTGATAAGTCTGTGGATATCTAACTGAATCAAACAAAGATTTAATTTACTCTAAAAAGTGCTTGACACTGTTAGAAATTTATGGTACACTATTGCCATGTTGGAGAATCTTATGACCCAAAATAAAACAGAATCAATTGTAGTTGATGTTCCGGAAGAAACAGCTACAAAACCCTTAGCACCTGTTAAGCGTAAGCGTGGTAGACCGCCTAAAAGCGAGATTGAAGCTAGAAAAAAAGGCAATCGTGGTGTTAGAGGTAGGCCACCCGGTGATGCGGCAAGGATAAATGAGTTCAAAGCTAGGATACTAGCAACAGCCGGTGATAGAGTCATCGACAAAGTAGTTGATATAGCACTGAACGATGAACATCCCGGTCAAATAGCGGCACTAAAGATGTGTATGGACAGAGTACTACCCATGTCCTACTTTGATAAAGACAAGAATGGTGGTGGTAGATCATCTGTTAGTATTACAATTACCGGTGTTGGTGGTGATACCACAATTATCGGTGATTCCAATGAAGAAGAAGGAACTATAATTGAGCATCAAGACTGAGTTGTTTGAGATTATCAAAGAAGACTTAATTAAGCATGAAGGATACAAGGATGAGATTTATCTTTGTACAGAATCTATCCCTACATTTGGAATTGGACATGCAATTAAGGAGTCTGATCCCGAATATACTTGGCCTGTTGGTACTCCAGTAGAGAAGGATCGGATCGACAATGCGTTTGCTGAAGACTGCGATACTGCAGTGTCTGATTGTTGCTCGTTGTTTCTAAACTTTATCTCACATCCTAGCCAAGTACAGCGTGTGTTAGTCAACATGGCGTTCAACCTAGGACGTACTAGACTAGGTAGGTTCAAGAACATGATTACTGCAGTCAATGAAGGTAACTACACTAAAGCCGCTGATGAAATGGTGGATAGTCGTTGGTACAATCAAGTTGGTAATCGTTCTATTGAACTAGAAAACTGGATGCGTAACGCTTGAGTGAATTAAAGGTTGAGTTACTTCCTTGGCAGACTGAAGTGTTCAATGACCCAACACGATTTAAGATTGTAGCCGCCGGTAGGCGTACAGGTAAATCAAGACTTGCGGCATGGATGCTTATCATCAATGCACTGCAGGCTGAAAGAGGCCATGTCTTCTATGTTGCACCAACACAGGGGCAGGCTAGAGACATTATGTGGCATACATTGTTGGAGTTAGCACACCCTGTAGTTAAAGGTTCTCATATTAATAACCTACAGATTACTCTAATCAATGGGGCTACAATATCTTTAAAGGGTGCTGACAGACCAGAGACAATGCGTGGTGTGTCTCTAAAGTTTTTGGTGATGGATGAGTATGCAGACATGAAACCGTCTGTATGGGAAACTATTCTACGTCCTGCACTGGCTGACCAGAAGGGTTCAGCAATGTTTATTGGTACGCCAATGGGACGTAATCACTTTTATGACCTGTACCAGTATGGGGCATTAGGGGATGATGAAACCTACAAAGCATGGCACTTTACATCCTACGATAATCCCCTGTTAGATCCTGAAGAGATTGATGTAGCTAAGAAGTCTATGTCATCCTATGCTTTCCGGCAGGAGTTTATGGCATCCTTTGAAGCTCTGGGATCAGAAATATTCAAAGAAGACTGGGTTAAGTTTGATGAAGAAGAACCTGACATTGGTGACTACTACGTAGCGATTGACCTTGCAGGCTTTGAAGATGTGACTTCAATTAGTCAGGGTAAATCAAAACGACTAGACTCTACAGCCATCTCAGTTGTTAAAGTCAATGAAGAAGGATGGTGGGTTGCAGAGATTGTACATGGTCGGTGGGACTTGAATAGTACCGCTGAAGAAATCTTTGACATTATTGAACACTACCAACCCATTGCTGTAGGCATTGAGAAGGGTATTGCTAAACAGGCTGTGATGTCTCCACTGATGGACTTAATGAAGCGTAAGCAGAAGTTCTTTCGAGTGGAGGAATTGACGCATGGCAACAAAAAGAAAACAGACCGTATCATCTGGGCACTACAGGGCCGCTTTGAAAATGGATATGTTTCTTTAAACAAGGGCGACTGGAACAAAGAGTTTCTTGACCAGTTGTTCCAATTCCCTAATCCGTTAGTCCATGATGACTTAATAGATTCACTGGCGTATATTGACCAGTTAGCGAAAGTTCCTTACCACTATGAGGACTTTGATTTTGATGACTACGAAATGTTAGACTCACTAGCAGGATACTAAAATGGAAGATAACTACACCCAACAAAACCTTGAAGACTGGGTAATGGATAAATGCAACCAGTGGCGTGACCATTACGATACAAACTATCGTGAGAAGCATGAAGAGTACTATCGCCTCTGGCGTGGTATTTGGTCTGGTGAAGATTCACTCCGCCAGTCAGAGCGTTCCAAGCTGATTGCTCCTGCCCTACAACAAGCTGTAGAATCTTCAGTGTCTGAAGTAGAAGAAGCAACATTCGGGCGTGGTAAATGGTTTGACATTGCAGATGATTTAGCTGACCAGAATCCCGGAGATATCCAAGTCCTACGTAATCAATTGACAGAGGACATGAAGTTTACTAAGACACGTAAGAACGTAGCTGAGTGTATCCTTGGTGGTGCGGTCTACGGTACAGGAATTGGCGAGTTAGTTATTGAAGAGGTTAAAGAGCTACGTCCTGCAACACAACCAATTATGGATGGAGCACTACAGGCTATCGGCGTAGAAAAGGCTGATCGTTTTGTGGTTAAGCTCCGCCCAATTCTGCCACACAACTTCTTAATTGATCCTGTAGCAACAAGTATTGATGAAGCTCTGGGTGTTGCAGTAGATGAGTTTGTTCCTATACATCAAGTACAGATGGATATTGAAAGAGGATACTACAATGACGTTGAGTTAGAAGTAGCATACTCTGATACCGACATTGAGCCTGATAAGGAACTTGAAGTCTTTCCGGATGACAAAGTACGTCTAACAAAGTACTATGGCCTAGTACCACGTGAGTTGTTAGATGAAGCAGAGACTCCTGAAGATGAAGAGATTGTAACCCTAACACAGGCTAATGATGACGATAGTATGTACGTAGAAGCTATTGTAGTCATTGCTAACGGCGGTCAACTACTCAAGGCAGAACCTAACCCCTACATGATGGCTGATCGTCCTGTAGTGGCTTTCCCATGGGATATTGTACCGGGACGCTTCTGGGGACGTGGTATCTGCGAGAAAGGCTACAACAGCCAGAAAGCACTTGACACAGAACTACGTGCACGTATTGATGCACTAGCACTTACTATCCATCCAATGATGGCAATTGATGCATCACGCCTACCACGTGGTATGAAGCCTGAGATTCGTCCGGGTAAAACAATTCTTACTAATGGTAATCCTTCAGAGATTCTCCAGCCGTTTAAGTTTGGTGGTTTGGATCAAACCTCCTTTGCCCAAGCTCAAATCCTACAAACAATGGTACAGCAGGCTACCGGTGCAATTGATGCCGCAGGTATCCCGGGTACGATTAATGGTGAAGGAACAGCGGCAGGCATCTCAATGAGCCTTGGTGCTGTCATTAAACGGCACAAGCGTACACTAATTAACTTCCAAGAACTCTTCCTACTTCCTATGATTGAGAAGATGGCTTGGCGTTACATGCAGTTTACACCTGAGTTGTATCCTGTTCGTGACTTTAAGTTTGTACCTACATCAACTCTGGGTATCATTGCACGTGAGTATGAAGTTACTCAGCTTGTACAGTTACTACAAACTATGTCGCCAGACTCGCCAATGTATCCAATGTTAATTGAGTCTATTGTAGAGAACATGAATCTCTCTAATCGAGAAGAAATGATTCAGCGACTACAACAGGCTATGCAACCTAATCCACAGCAACAACAACTGCAGATGCAACAGATGCAAATACAGATGGCTAAGGAACAAGCAACAGCGGCGGCACTACAAGCACAGGCGGCAGAGGCTAATGCACGTGCTCAGAAGTACTCTAACGATATGCAGGTAGATCAGTATGAAGCCGAAACAGATCGTATCAAAGCTGTATCATCTAACCTAGAAACAGGTGACCAAGATGATAAAGAGTTTGAAAGACGGTTTCGTGCGGCAGAGTTACTACTACGTGAACAAGAACTCAACGCTACACTAGCATCACAAGGAGTGATAAATGCTAACACAAACAGAAATGCAGAGAATAGTAGACCAGATCAACAAGAAGTTCGACTCCCTGAACAAGAGGATCGAGGACTTGGAGAGTCAATTGTCGGATAAGAAACAACCTTCTCGCACTGCAGTGAAGAAAACAGTTGACAAATCCTAAAAAATATGCTACAATATTCTATATACTAAGAAGCACCAAAAGGATAATGCTTTGACGCAAGAAGAAGAAGTATACTACGAAACATACTTTGACCTATTTAGCTCTGAAGGTTGGAAGCAATTTGTAGGTGATAATCTGGAAACCTACAATTCCTTCTCTATAGAGCAGATCAAAGACTCTGAACACTTATGGTTTGTCAAAGGACAACGGAGTGTTTTAGACAACATAGTTAAATTTGAAACAATGATTCGTTCGGCCTACGATGCTATACAGGAGCAAGTAGATGATCCGGAGGTTTGATTTCAAATGCACCGAATGTGATTACATTCAGGAACAATGGGTAGATTCAACCGATGAGTTTACTACATGCGCTGAATGTGGACATACCGCAAAGCGGATAATTTCTCCGATCCGAACAAAATTCAAAGGTGTCGGTTGGCCCGATGCTGATGATAAGTGGGCTAAGGATCATGAGAAAGCCGCTAGAAAATAATCTTCATAATGGCACACGCCACGGAGAAATGATACATGGCAAAATTTATTGACGAACGGGAAGAAGACATCGAGCTTCAAGAAGACGAACAAGTTGAAACTTTAGAAGAGACTCCTGAAGAGGAGCAACCTCAAGAAGAAGATCAAACTGAAGAGTCTGTTGAAGGACAAGTAGAAGATAACATACCTGACAAGTATAAAGGCAAGAGTGTCGCAGACATCATTGCTATGCATCAGAACGCTGAGCAACTGCTCGGTAAGCAAGGTCAGGAAGTTGGAGAACTACGGCGTGTTGTCGATGATTTTATTAGCTCGCAAACCGTCAAAGAAGAACAAAAAGCCCAAACTGTACTTGAAGATTTTGATGAGACTGCGTTCTTTGAGAATCCAAAAGAAACTATTCAGAAGCTGTTAGAGAATCATCCTTCTATTAAACAGTCTCAGGAACTGGCGGCACAGATTAAACAGCAAGAAGCTCTTGCACGTTTAAAGGCACAGCACCCAGACTTCCAAGAGATTATTAAGGATGAAAAATTTGCTGAATGGATTGAAAAGTCTAAGGTTCGACAAAAGATGTTGCTAGAAGCAGACAAGAACTACGACTTTGATTCGGCAGACGAACTACTTACTTTGTGGAAAGAGCGTCAACAAATAGTACAAGATACTATGAATGTTGAAACTAAAGCCCGCAAGGATCAAGTTAAGTCAGCTAGCTCTGGTACTTCTAAAGGTTCAGCAGAACGGCCACCTCGTAAAGTCTACAGACGTGCAGACATCATTGAACTGATGCGTACTGACCCTGAGCGTTACCAAACCCTTGCCCCCGAAATTAGGCAAGCATACGCAGAAGGGCGTGTTAAATAAATCTAGGAGATTATAATGGCTAAAGTAGCTTATCCCGGCGGTAGTACCTCTATCGTAAACAACGCAAATGCGGCAACCTTCATCCCAGAATTGTGGTCTGATGAAATCATTGCGGCATACAAAAAGAACCTTGTACTGGCGAACCTCGTCAACAAGATGTCAATGACTGGTAAGAAGGGTGACACTCTTCATATCCCTAAGCCTACTCGTGGCTCTGCTTCTGTTAAGGCGGCTAACACTGCAGTAACAATTCAGGCAGACACTGAGTCAGAAGTACAAGTAGTTGTCAACAAGCACTACGAATACTCACGCATGATTGAAGACATCACTGATGTACAGGCATTGGATTCACTCCGCCGCTTCTACACAGACGATGCAGGTTATGCATTGGCTAAGCAGGTTGATGACGACTTGTTTGCATTGGCTAAGTCACTCGGTGATGGTGATGG